AAAGATTCTTTCCGATGGTGGTGCATCGGCTGAGTTTAGTGGTAGCATTGATACAGGTTCATATGCACTTAATGCGTTACTTAGCGGTAGCATCTATGGTGGTGTACCAAACAATAAAGTGACAGCATTTGCTGGTGAGTCTTCAACGGGTAAGACTTTCTTTGTGCTTGGTATTATCAAACAGTTTCTTGATGCAAATCCCGAAGGCGGTGTTATCTACTTTGATACTGAAGCCGCAGTTACAAAGTCTATGATGGAAAGTCGTGGTGTAGACACTAAACGGGTTGTCATTTCTGAGCCAGATACAATTCAGAAGTTTCGCTATACTGCATTGCAAATCATTGACAAATATTCTGCACAACCACAAGCAAAACGCAAGCCAATGATGATGGTTCTTGATTCTCTTGGGCAATTGTCTTCTACTAAAGAAATGGAAGATACTGCTGAAGGTAAAGAAACAAAAGACATGACTAAGAGTCAAATTCTCAAAGGGGCATTTCGTGTGTTGAATTTGAAACTTGCTAAGATTGGAGTACCTATGCTTGTAACAAATCACGTTTATGATGTTGTTGGTGCATACATTCCGATGAAAGAAATGTCTGGCGGTTCTGGCTTGAAGTACACAGCATCTACAATTGTTTATCTGTCTAAGAAGAAAGACAAAGATGGTACTGAAGTTATTGGTAACATTGTTAAAGCAAAATTACACAAGAGCCGCCTAACAAAAGAAAATAAATTTGTTGAAATTAAAATTACATACAGCAAAGGCTTAGATCGTTATTACGGATTGCTTGATATTGCAGAAAAGTATGGTATCATTAAGAAAGTTTCTACTCAATACGTATTGTCAAATGGCGTAAAAGTCTTTGGTAAGAACATCAATGCTGAACCAGAAAAGTATTTCACTAAAGAAATTCTAGACTTGATTGACGAAGCATGTAAAAAAGAATTCATGTACGGGCAAGATGCCGTTGGAGGTGTTGTTGATGACGAAGAAGAATTGGAGTTGACAAATGAAGATTGAAGAAACTTATGAAATCGCCGAAAGCGATATCAGATACAAAGATAAAGATGTTGTTGCTACTATTAAAATTACTGCTGGAGATTTTAAAGATACCGTATTTCATTTTGGTGAAATTAATTTTGCCGAAGACGAAAATCCTGACGGAACCTATTCAATCGGCTTCAACTATGATATAATAAGTGAAGAACACAAAGCACTTCAAGGCAACAATGCCTTTGAATCACAACTTGGTGAAATTTTAAATGATTTGCTGAGACATGCATTAGACGAAGCAGAGAAAAGGCATAAGAATGAACTTGGAACAAAAAATACTGAAACACCTGATATTGGATGAAGAGTATACACGAAAAACATTACCATTCATTAAAGGCGAGTATTTTCAGGAATCTTCAGAAAAACTATTGTTTTCTGAAATTGAAAGTTATGTAAATAAGTATAACACAATGCCAACGCAAGAAGCATTGGCTATTGAGATTGACAAGAGAATTAATCTAACAGATGAACAGCACAAGAAAACTATTGCACTTGTCAAACAAATTACAATTGATCCTGAAGTATCAGATACTAAATGGTTGATTGATGCGACAGAAGATTTCTGTCAAGAAAAAGCTATCTACAATGGCATCATGCAGAGCATTCAGATTCTTGATGACAAGAATAAGAATAATGCAGAAAAACTTGACAAAGGTTCAATCCCTAAAATTCTAGCAGATGCGCTTTCAGTTTCTTTTGATAATCACATTGGTCACGATTTTATTGATGACGCAGAAACACGATATGACTTCTACCATAAAGTTGAAAGACGAATCCCATTCGACCTCGACTATCTGAATAGAATCACTAAGGGCGGTCTTGCAGAAAAATCTTTGAACATTGTTCTTGCTGGTACTGGTGTTGGTAAATCTTTGTTCATGTGTCATTGTGCCGCAGCCAATCTAACGATGGGCAAAAACGTTCTCTACATCACAATGGAAATGGCTGAAGAACGTATTGCAGAACGCATTGATGCTAACTTGATGAATGTTGAATTGGATAGATTGATTGGTATGCCTAAAGATGTATACTTGAAGAAAGTTGAAACTCTACGTGAGAAAACTAAAGGTAAACTAATCATCAAAGAATATCCAACCGCTAGTGCAAACGTAAATCACTTTGCACATTTGTTGAATGAGTTGAAATTGAAACGTCAATTCATTCCTGATATCATCTACATTGACTATCTGAACATCTGTTCTTCATCACGTATGAAGATGGGTTCTTCTATTAACTCCTACACATACATTAAAGCAATTGCAGAAGAATTGCGTGGGCTTGCAGTTGAACATAAAGTGCCTGTCGTATCAGCCACACAAACAACGAGAAGTGGTTTCACAAACTCAGACGTTGGTCTTGAAGATACTTCAGAATCGTTTGGTCTGCCAGCAACAGCAGACTTAATGTTTGCTTTGATTTCAACCGATGAACTTGCAGACTTAAATCAGATCATGGTCAAGCAGTTAAAGAATCGTTACAGCGATCCAACAACAAACAAGCGTTTTGTGATTGGTGTTGACAGAGCAAAAATGAAACTGTATGATGCAGAAGAGTCAGCGCAAACTAACATTTCTGATAGTGGGCAGATTGAAGATGATAAACCCGTATTCGATAAGTCTGGTTTCGGCAAACGAATGCAGAAAAACCGAGATTTCGGTAATCTAAAGGTTTAATTTCATAATGTGAAATATATCCTCTTCCCTAAATATCCCTTGACAAGATACCATAACTGTACTATAATAGATATTGTTAAGAAAAGGATACGACATGAAACTCATTCTCAGGGCAAAAGGGGTAACCTTGACACCGAAAGAAAGAAAGATTTTAAAGTTGGCTACGCATTTTTATGCTAGTCGTCTGATGAATGACCGATTGTCGGATTCGTTAGAAATTGATATAAACATCATAAAAGATTTTTACAAGAAAAGTAAAGTGCTTGGCGAAGCATTTGCTAAAGATGATTGTCTTGGATTGCCTAGCAACAAAAAATTTGTAATTAATCTTGAATGGAGTAAACTTGGCAAGCGTGTTTTACAATGCCTTGCACATGAGATGGTTCACGTAAAGCAATACGCTAAAGGTGAATTAAAATTCCATGAAAAAGGAAACATGGTAACGTTCCAACGAGAACAATACCAAGGCGATGAATATTGGGAATCACTATGGGAGATTGAAGCATATGGACGTGAAGTCGGACTCTATCAAAAATTTAGACCTACCTTTAAACTACTTAAAAAAGAAATTTGAAATGATAAAAGTTACAGAATGGTATAATTGGATTGTACGTCAGTTTGGAGAAATCTGCGGTTGGATTGGATTGATTCTAATTCATGGATCTACAGTACCCGTAACGTACTTAGCAATTCAAGGTCAGCCAACTGTATTGCCGCCATTAAGTATGGTTGTACTCATTTGGTCAGGGCTGTTGCTATTCTTTATTCGGTCTGCTATAATGAAAGATAAACTATACATGCTTTCAAACGGCATTGGATTTTTCTTTCAAAGTATTATGTTAGCATTCTTGGTGTTCAAATGATGAGTGTCAATAGAATTTCAGAGTATAATAACGAGATATATCGTAACATGCAAATCAAAAATGCAGAACGCAGGCTTGATGAGTTACGGCTAGAAGAACGCAGAAATAAACAAATACGTGAAGTGTCAGAACAAGCACGAATTGAAATGAATATTAGAATGAATCGTCCTGGACAAAATGTAGATAAACTATGCTGATTTACACATATCAAAAATCAAAGAAGAAAAAAACTCCTGCAAAGAAAGTTGCAGAGTATCAACAATGGCTGAATAATTTGCCAACTACTTCATTCTCTAAAGGTTTCAAAAAGCCTAAGATAGTAGAAGCATACACACCTCCAAAAGCAAACATTCGTGAAACTGTAAAGTATCCCAGTTTAGCTACATTTGGCGACAGTTGTACTAAGCCTGTTTATGGCAAAGTTTACACTGGCGACAAAATGATTGGTATCGGCACGTTACACAAAAGCAATGCAGTTCCTATTTTCTCTGATGATGACGCAAAAGATCAAGCATTGATGCGAAGATAATTATAAATAGGTCTATAGCAACGACAGACCTATTATGTTTAAATTTAAAGAATATCTTATTGAGAAGAAAAACACTCACATGGAACATGCGGAAGACGATGTTCTCAATGGTGGTGTTGAAGGAACTAGAGATAGCATAAACGCACTCAGAGCGGTGCGTGACATGCTTGCTGGACACTCCAAAAGCAAAGTTGACATTTCAGTCAAGTGGGATGGTGCGCCAGCAGTCTTTGCAGGACAAGACCCAACAGACGGCAAATTCTTTGTTGCGAAGAAGGGTGTCTTCAATAAAAATCCCAAAGTATACAAAACACCAGCAGAAGTTGATGCGGACACATCTGGTGATTTAGCAGACAAACTCAAAGCATGTTTGATGTATTTGCCTAAGATCAACATCAAAGGTGTCATTCAAGGCGACTTGCTATTCACACAAGCAGACTTAAAGACAGAAACAATTGAAGGTGAATTGTATGTTACGTTTCACCCAAATACATTGGTGTATGCAGTACCGTCAGAAACTGAACTTGCTAAACAAATACAAAAAGCAAAGATAGGCATTGTCTGGCATACAATTTACGAAGGTGATACGTTTGAATCAATGTCAGCAGTCTTTGGCAAAGACATTCTAAGCACACTCACAAAGACACCAAACGTTTGGATGACAAGTGCAGTCTATCACGATGTGTCTGGTAAAGCTACGTTGACACAAGCAGAGAGTGACGAAGTGACAGCGATTCTCTCTGATGCTGGAAAGATATTCCAAAAGCTAGATGCCGCCACGCTGAACTATATCAATACAGACGAAGACTTGATTGAAAGAATCAAGACATTCAACAATTCAAAAGTACGTCAACAATTGAAAATTACTAACGTCAAAGCGCACGTTAAAGAATTGATTACATACATAGAAGATTACTACGAGAAACAAGCAGAGGGCAAAGGTGAACGTGGTCGTGCCACTCAGATGCTAAAGAAAAGTAAAGTACTTAAATTCTTTTCACCAAAAAACAAAGCACACTTAGAAGACATTTTCACAATGATGAATCTCTTAGCAGAAGCGAAGTTGATTTTGATTAAGAAGATGGATGAAGTCAAGACGTTGAATACTTTCTTGTTGACTAAGAAAGGTTACGAAGTGACTGGTGTTGAGGGTTATGTTGCAATTGAC